ATGAAGCGCGACCGATTCTGGAGCATCCTCGTCTGAGATGAAGGGAACGATTGCAGTCACTCCCTCAGGTAACTCTGCCGGCATGGGAGTGACCTCGACCTCTTTCTTCCGATCTGCCGCCGTGAATGGAGCGAGCATTACCGCAAGCTTCATCGCTGCCTTATCGGCAGAAATGGGCTTACGCATCCGCACCGTACCTTTCTTTCCCGCCATTGTGGGAATCACCTCCTTTCTTTTGGATTTACTCTGCCATAATTTCCAATTAGGATCATCTTCAAGCATTTTTCGAGAAAGTTTAATAGATAAAGAGTATTGTTTTGGATTATATTTAAACATTTTTCCTATTAATTTGCTCTAGCAACATCGTTGCTAACTCAGCTTTCATTTCTTTTTCTTCGCGCTTTGAAACCCAACCAGCATTGTTGAGCCTACCATTTTTATTACTCCTATCACTCCCTAACTTTCGAGCAAGCATCTTGATTTCCCTATCAATCATGCGCTTTTTATTTTTCCTCGTATGAAATTTTACGTTAGGCACTTCAAAATCACTTCTTCCCAAAAATTGTAATCCGAATTTGGTAACGCAATATATTTCGGGAGCTTTCCCGAGCTATCCTTACAACGCCAAATTCCCTCCGGTTGAGTTTGAAATGCTCGATATTCGACCATTTTTCCGCCCTGCATTTCCCTCCGGTTATGCATTCTAAATACGAAATCAACGAAGAGCATAACTTCGAGAGCGAGCTTTCCAGGGACCATAGGCGCACCGTAGCGATCTTTCGTATTCTCGTCCTCGTCAATCTCCGAAAGAGCGAGATAAACCTTATGAAGATGCGGAATGTTATTCACTTCCATGAGGAAATTGGTAAAAACCCGTCTTGCATGACCATAATCTTGCATATTTGGAGTTTCAGGAGTGTCCCTCTTACGAGAAACCCTATGAATTATATCATTCATGTAAAGGTTGTAAAGCGTTGGGAATTGGTCAATGACAAGAGTTTTAACTTTATATCCGCCGATAACTATTCCCTCACTGTGATCTTTCCCATCCAGAATCTTCGCCATTTCAATGACTTCTTTTGGAATCTTCGTTGATTGAGTCCCTTTCAGGTCCAGAATTAATTCATTCCATTCCTGCATTGTGTTAATTTCAGCAAAGGGAATTCCTGTCTTAACCAAAGGTAATGGCCGATGTTCGCCACCACCACGAATCAGGGCGAAAAACGGGCTCGGCATATTTTTACAAATGGTCGTTTTACCAATACCGCTATCTCCATAAATGATTATACTACACTCTTCACGGATGAAATCTGAATCAGCAAATTTTATCTCGTATGGCATTTCCGGCTCCACTTTTCCAAAAATTCCTTCCATTTCTCGAATTGCGCTTCACTTATTTTAACTTCTGTGCTTGAGGTATGGTTGTAATGTCTGAAAAAATCCTTCCCTAACTCTAGCACTCCCATTCGGAAAACTTTCCTAATTACCCAATCTACCACAGAAAAAGATCCCTGATATTCCAATACCGAAATTTAATGAATTTAAGTATCCCAAGTTTCAAGAAGTAAAATTTGCGCCATACAAAAAATGGTAGCCATCTCGGTGCGGTTAATTTTGCGTGAATTTCTGCTAACATTTCTAATTCAGACAAGAATTGATCCATTGCCGCCTTCGGATTTGACCAATCAAGCGGCGTTTTAAGACCTTTTATAAGCTCTTTAATCTCATTCACACCACGCTCTATCGCCGTCGTCGTTTTCATGGTAGCTTCTCTTTGACATAGCGGTCGTATCGTCCAGCGAATAGGGCGAGATAGTCGCAGTCTCCGTCATGGGTGGCCAGCGCCGCTTCGTCAAAAATCCACCGTTCCAAATCCGGTGCAGACACAGTAAATCCATGCGTCTCCCGGTACTTCTCAAAGCATTCGTAACCGATCGCGATTAGCACCGCCCATTTGAACGGGTCGCTCCCTTTGTTCGCATGGGCGGCTTTCATGTGTTGGTCAACTGCTCGTTCCATGCATTGAGCCTCTGACTCACCAAATTGTAGGACGAACGACGCCCGAACGCTGGTAGTCATATTTCTTTATCTTTTCCGCATCTACTACAAATGGTAGGAGCGGGGGGAGTCGAACCCCCACGGCTTTCGCCAAAAGATTTTAAATCTTTCATGTCTACCATTCCATCACGCTCCCTTATGGAATTAATTCTTCAGCAATCCTGAAATCCATTTGGATACCTGAATCTAAATCTGTTTTTCCGAGTAGGTATCTTGACACAGAATGGCGCGAATCAAGTAAATAAATGGGTAATTCTTGATTCTCCATTCCATTTTTTCCATCATCGGACATTTCTATAACAACTAACCATCTTTTCATGGATTAATTCCTCTACTCATCATCTGTGGCGGTCCTGCACATAACCCTACCCGTGGACCTTCATATTTAACATATTCAGATTTCAAGTAAAGTTGATTATATTCAGAACTTCTATAAGCTATAACAGTTATAATCATCGCTGCCGTTAAACAAGCTATTCCTGTCATTAAAACCTTCATCACATTCTCGCTCATTTCTCTTCCTCCAAATTTATAACTGGAACTTCCACTACCATGTACTTATTTCTCATTACGTGAGGATCAAACTTTGACTTGCAGGCATCAAAAAATTCACATCTCCCGTAAATCCCAAAGCAAGAATCTTTCGTTGGCGGAAAGTAGTCATGCTCCATCGAGTAGGCAATTTCTTTCAAAAGCTCTTCTGTATCTCTCTTAAACTCAATAATATCATCGCTATTAATTGGGATAAGTAATTCATCACATTCCGGCCCTTTCTCTTTACCTGGTTTCTTAATCACGTCAAGTAAGGTTCCGTATGGTGTTTCACCCGTTAGAATGGATTGAGCTAAAGAATAAGCGATATGTTGATCGCTCATGTATTCCTGATCGAAGTATTGAGCGAGCGTAGTTTTCGTTGTTTTGAATTCCCAATTTACACGATACTTTTCCAAATAAATCGCATCCGCGTCAATCGTTCCTACCGCAAACATTTCTAACTCTTCAAACTGCGCTATAGGTACTTCAAATGACAATTCTGTTGCTAAAACTTTAATACAACCATCCGGATAACGCTTATCAAACTCCTGGCAATAATACGCCACCATTTCTAAAACCATTTGTCTAGAACACTCTGTACACGGCCGCCGGCCACATTCCTTTCCATGAACATTTCCCAGCAGAGACGGAAAAAGACTAATTTCCATCTCCATAGAAGCGAAGGCTGTCTTGAGGGCTAATGCAGGATCACGGTTAACAAGGAAATTCGCCCGGCCGGCATGGGTCGCTGTTCCAATACTGAGAGCAGGGTGCTTAATTAGCGGGACTAAGTTATCTATTACTTGAAGTTTATACTTTCGCTTACACTTTTTATAGGTACGAGCATGGGATTGACGGACTTTTAGGGTTACCATTGGCTTTTTATAGAAATGAGTAGTAATCTTCCAGGAGTTATTACTAAATTTTCAGAAATCCAAATGTGATCCACCGACCAAATTGCAATTTGCGGTTTAATAACGCAATGTTCATTATCTTGAAATAACGAACATCTCCTAATCATTGGAAAGCTATCCATTTTTAATCCCTTATTTTACCAAGGGTAATTATATTCTGTTCCATACATAAAATGGCAGAAAACTGCATCCCAAAATAGTATCTCGGAAGAGGCATTTTCTAATCCTAATTCAGACCGCTCCCAATTTCGCCATTCCGCTGTACGAAACGCTCCATTTTCAGGATTGGGCCGAGTACCCCAGGGAAACCAATTTTTCATTTCATCCTCCCCCTAACAAAATCTTTATTTGCTCCTCCGTCGCCCCTAGCACCTTTGCCGCCTTTACCATCTTCGCAATATCACTATCCATTCTCACACTTTTTACTTTTTTTACTCTTCCGCTTTGCGTTGCCTTTTTAGCTGATTTTTTTTGGGCGATAGCGTCTAGACGCTTTAGTAGGAGCTTTTGGCGACGATCTATCTCACCTTTTATCGTAAGAATTTCACTTGCTAAAAGCATAATCAAATTTTCTCAACTCCATCGTCTAAATCGCTCTCATCTAAATCATCAAATTCCCGATCGTCTTTCTTTGCTTCTTTCATTTCCTCAATTTGCTCAATCGCCCAACTGAATTTATCCCGTAGAGCTTTCGCCGCTTTCAGCGTAAATTTCATTTCCTTTTGCAAGACGGAGATTTGCTCTCCGCTAGGAGCAGCTTCGCTGCCAAGAATTTGTAAAACGATTAAATCGAGATCGAGGGGTTTTACTTTGAAACTTGCCATTAGTCTCTATCCCCTTTTTTCTCTTCACTAGCTTCGTAACGTGCTGCCATATTTTCGTTGAATGCTTCTAGGAGTTTACTCTCGAATTCCATTCTCCATTCCTGCATTTCTCTCTCACGTTCCTCCGGAACTTCCTCATAAAACTTCGTAGCATGTTCGCACTCCCCCAAAACTTCTTCGATACTTTCATAAATTCCTACCGACCTATCAGGGGGCGCAACATTTATTTCTAAATCTGCACCACATTCAGGGCATGGAACATTGTCATGCATTTTCATTCGCTCCCATACAATCTTCGCATTCCATACATCCCGGCGTTTTACTTTCTAACTCCTCAGCTGGACAATCTGGATTAGCGTGGTTCCACAATCCACCGCATTTCTGACAGACGTGACTGTGCCGGAACGCTTCAAGATAGATTCGGAGAGATTGCGCTAATTCCATTTCCTACCGCCGATTTTGTTTTTATTCATCACCTTATCTCCATACGTTCTCGAAAATTTTCCAGAGTACTGTACAAATTCCTACCGCTATTACAGCATCCCAAAGCGATGAACTTGGTTTTGTAAGAGGACCATTAGTCATTTTGTTTAGGACTCCCGTAATACGCTCCTATATCTTCCCGTCTGCGTTTTCCCTCCATAAGCGCAAGGATGTAACGGTCTAACCAACGATTTACTTTCTGTTCCGCCGTTAACTTATGGTGGTAACGGTGTTTTCCATTCTTTTGAGCCTCGAGGAGTTTTTGGACGATTGAGTATTTCATTAGACTATCCTCCCCTTTTTAATGAAGTTTCTGGCGCTTAGGGTCTTGGTGGCTTTCAGCATGGCGTTATTGCTGAGGGGTCCTAGTACCCCAAAACTTGAAGCCGGGTATTTTATATATACAATATAAATATACGCCGCCACCTTAGCGTCTCGCGCCAGAAAACCTTTTACCACTTACTTACATTCCAACGATTGCTCCCCACCCCTATAGGGAAGGAATCCAGAGAAAATCTCACGATCGTTTTCGGCGGACTTACCGGGTTCTTCACTCGAACCTTGTCACTCGTGATGTTCACCTTAATCCTCCCTCGGAGCCTTACTCCCTGTGGGGTAAATTATCGTTTTTGAGTGTTCATGGCAATTCTGAATCATAGTAGCCGTGTGAACGCCGACACGGGCAGCGATGACGGTTTTGCAACTGTGGCAGAAAATGTCAAGAGAATCCATTTTACTTATGCGCTTTCTTGGATTGCCCAGTTTTTGTCCCATGATGCCTTGCGCGGGACTTGAAACGGACCCTTACATGGATTCCGTGGTATCCCGAAGGACAAGTCATGTTGTAGCAGCATTGTCTGACAAACTCTTCTGGAAACTTTGAAAACGCCACAGCATAACGCCTCAGTTGTGCTCTTATTTGCATTAGTGCTTCTCCCCGCAATTCGGGCAAGTACCGTTCGGCCGGCGATGTCCCTGAATCCAGTCGTCACAGACCTTTGCGGGAATTTTACCGCCAGATGTTCCACCGGAATTCAACTCGTCGAGAAACTCCTGGGCACATTCCTTACAATACTCTGTCAAGCAAGCGATAAACTTAGCATGCTTTTCCGGCGATGAGAATATAGCGGCGGAGTGAAGATTGATTAGCATATGCAATTCCCATTCGAGATGCGTTGCAATCTCTTTGGGAATGTCGCTATTCGCCTTGAAGGCAACGCTGAAAACGGGAGTTTTGAATTTGTTAATCACAGCGCGATACTCCCTTTTTTCTCATCCGCCGCATCGCCCGCAGTGAGCATTCCCGCGATTTTCTGCTCAAGCTCTTTGAAGGAAACCGTCTGCGAAGAACCTCCAGTTCCCACAGCAAGGCGGTCCATGAATTCTTTTGCATGAGTCATATCCTTTGGCCCCACGAAAAACACGTCAACTTTGCAATTGAGTGCTTTCGCTGCCGCGATGCTAGCAGCGCCGCCTTGCGAGATATCATCGGGCTCGCCGTCGCTTACCACGATGACGTGTTCAGGATTGAGCTGTTTGCAGAATTTCAGCGCACCCGCGAGATTCGTGCCGCCGGAGGGCTCAGGGATGACATCGCTCCACATAACGTCGCTGTTGAAAACGAGTTGGCGCGGAGCGATACCTTGATTACGAAGCATTGTCACGACGCCACGTAAGGCGTCGATGCGCCGTTCGCCGG